ATGCAATACAGATTGGGGCGTACGATAGGGACGGATGGTTCATTGAGGGATACGAAGATTGGAATAATCCAAATGTGACAGCTTGGATGCCACTTCCCGAAATATATACCAGCCCTGGAGCAGGACAAGCCTTCCGGCTGGCAGGGGCAGAAGCACTGCTGGAAGAGTACAGAGAGCTGTATAAAACTGACCTTATTAAGGAGGGATAAGAAAATGGACAAAAAGGATATTTTAGGAATGTTGGGCATAATAGCGGCTGCGGCTTGGCTGATACTATTTATTCTGGCGTTTAGTATGGACCCCACCAGCAGAATGGGAGATGTGTTAATACTCTCAGCCTTTGCTGGGGTGTTGCCTATGATTTTTTTCACGATTGGTGATTAGCCAGATGTATTTTGCAAAGGCGAAAATGATCATTTAAAGGAAGGAAAAGAGCTATGAAAAATTGGAAATTACCATTGATTATCGTAGGAGCAGTAGTTGCAGTAGTTTTGTGGTGTGTGTTTGGAGTGCAGTCAGTACAGAATCGAGCAATCAGCCTTGAAGAATCGGTCTATACCGCTGAATCTGACATTAAAGTGCAGGAGAAACGCAGGGTTGACTTGGTTTATAATCTGGCAGACTGTGTAAAACAGTATGATCGGCATGAATCAGAAACATTGACTGGACTTGCAGATGGAATGAGCGAAGGGAACAGTGTAGAAGATGTAAATACTGTGATTGCGGCAGTTACATATGCTTATCCAGAGTTGAAAAGCAATGAGAATTATAAGCAACTCATGAATGAATTGTCTATTACCGAAAACATGCTTGCCCAGTACCGGGAAAATTACAATAAATCCGTAACAGCTTATAACAGGTATGTAAAGAAGTTTCCAGCAAGAATCTTCCTCGACTGGACAGGCTATGAGGTTTTGAAATTTCAGCGGTTGGATTATCAAGCACCAGTTGACGCACCGCAGGATTTATTTGGAGAATAGCTTATGGAAATAACCAAGCGCGAAATCATCATCAGCGTTGCAATCGCCGCCGTTATGCTAATAGTCGGTTTCTTTATATCTGGAAAAATAACTGATATGCAGAACGATAAGAACGCCGAATACCAGAAGGCAGTGCATATTGAGGACTCTGAATTATTTCGGTATGGCATGGACACAAATGTTGGAAATGCTTTTGTGTATGGAGATTTGCAAGCGGTTGATACAGTGACTTTTGATGAGATTGGCGGGGAATATCTTCATGTTGAAAAGATAGAAGAACGATATGAACGCCATGAAAGAGAAGTGACAGAAACAGATTCAGAAGGTAAAAAGCACACAAAAGTAGAAGTATACTATGAATGGGAAATCGAGGACAGAGAAAGCAAACATTCCGAAAATATTATGTTTTGTGGTATCGAATTTCCGTATGATAAAATCCCGTATTCTCTGGACAATCACATAGAGACAATAAAATCTGGGAGAGAATATAGTTGGAAGTCTGGGGAATTTGTAAAGGTACGGTACAAGTATTACGGGACATCCTCTAAGCATACAGGGACTGTATATACCAAGTTATCGGACGGAACGATTTCGGATAATTCCAGATTTTTCAAAGATTATACCATTGAGCAAGCATTAGACAGTTGTACGCATAGTGTTGCGAATGAAATGTTCTGGGCTTTATGGATAGCTCTGACTGCAGGTGCTGTAATTGGATTTTGCTATTTTGATAACAAGTGGCTGGAAGATTAAACTGATATTTAAGTAAGAAAGTGGATGAGAAAGAAGGTGGCATCGATGGATAAAAATATCCTAAACGACTACATAGACGCCTGTGAGCTGATCCGGGAGACCGAGCAGCAGATCAGGCGGCTGCAGGAAAAGCAGAGCGAGACAACGCAGGACAGCGTAAGAGGCAGCAACCCGGAATTCCCCTATAATGCGCAGCATTTCAAAATCGAGGGGACAACATTTTCAATGCGGGACGATGCACGGCTGTTGGAAAAGAAAAAGCTGCTGGCAGACCGCCGGGCGGCTGCCGAAGAGACACGGGTGCAGGTGGAACGCTGGATGGTTACGATTCCGGCACGGATGCAGCGGATCATCCGGTGGAAGCTCTTTGAAGGGCTGACGTGGGAAGAGACGGCAGCGAAGCTGGGACGGAAAGCAACAGGGGACAGCGTGCGGTTGGAATTTCAAAGATTTATGTCAGGAAAATAAAAGTTTGTTCGTTTTGTTCACATTGTTCGTTCTAAATGCAGTATAGTATATACTGCAAGCAGTGAAAGAATTTACTTCCCCTGAAAATGATGATTTCTGCAGGATACCCAGTCAAAAGGCTGGGTATTTTTGTATATCAGCCATTGACATACGTATAAATACGTGTTACAATATAACCATGATAAGGAAAGGAGATACAAAAGATGCCAATGACACCAAAGGAAATGATAAGTTTCCTGCAAAAAGCTGGGTATGTTATTCTCAGCCAGAATGGTTCTCACGTTAAAATGAGAAATCAGGATAGCGGCAGAACCGTAGTCGTTCCTTATCACTCCAAAGACCTGAAAAAGGGATTGGAGCAGGCAATATTGAAACAGGCGGGGCTGAAATAGCCCTGCCACCTGAAATGGAGGTTATATATGGAAAGGTTATTTTATCCGGCAGTTTTTCATAAAGCGGAGGAAGGTGGGTTCTGGGTAAGCTTTCCGGATATTCCAGAGTGTATGACACAAGGGGATGACATGCAGGACGCGTATGGGATGGCAGTGGATGCGTTGGGATTGTCCTTAAGCACAATGGAAGATGCGGGAGAAGTTATTCCAGAAGCGTCTCCGCTGGATCGTGTGGATGCAGAGGATGGAACGCTTATCATTGTAGAATTTGATATGGCAGAATATCGGAGAAAGAACAGATCAAAGGCCGTGAAGAAGACCCTTAGTATTCCGGAGTGGTTGAATGAGGCGGCTATTCGGGAAAACCTTAATTTCTCCCAGATCCTTCAGGAGGCGCTTATGGTGAAATTGGGAGTAAACGGAAGATAAAAAGGGATTGCAAGAGCATTTGAAGTGGAAAACTTTTAAATATGAATCTTGCAGCTGCATAAGTAATTAGATATAATATTAAAAGAATATTAAGTACCCCGGTAATAGCCGGAAGCCACAGGGCGCGGGAACAACTTACAGACAGAAATGTCTAAAAGCTGTTCTTGCGTCTTTTTTGTGTTTGGTGTGGGAAATGCAGAAAGGAGTATAGAATTTATGCATCACGGCGTAGTGAAGTGGTTCAAGACGGTAAAAGGTTACGGTTTTATTGCTGGGGATGACGGTAAAGAAATTTTTGTTCATCATAGTGATATTTTAATGAATGGCTTTCGCAATTTGGAAGTTGGGCAGCGTGTAAGTTATCAGATTGAACAGACGGAAAAGGGAAACAAGGCAGTTAATGTAGTAGTTGAATAAAGGAGAGATACGTAATGAATGAAATAAACAGAGAAGATGTAAGAAAACAGGTTGTAAATATGCTGGCGGATTTAAAGGACCTTGCAGCACTTTATATGGAAAACAATAGAAAAGTTGCAGAGATGGAAGGAAATGCCGCTTATTCAAGAGAATATAAAGATGCAGAAATTCAGAAGATCAGGGAACAACTGGAGGAAAAAGTCAGCGGTACGTTTGAAAACTTACGAGAGCATTTTGAAAGTATGGTGGAAATCATGAGAGAGAATGATCAGGTATACGATTTTTCATCTCCGGATTTCATCTCTTGCATTACATTGATTTCTGCAGTAGAGAAGCCGTTGCCGCTCGAGACGATCACGGGAATTGCGGCAAAATTTGCCGGAAATCGTCAAGCGCTTCTTGCTCTTTCAGAAGTAGTGAAAGGAAGAAATAAGGACACCATAAAAGAAATGTTTTTTGATACAGAGACACAGGCTGCAAGTTTACAGAATAGTATAGAAGATTTAGAAATCGGTTTCCCTAAGAGTGTGTTGATGATTCCGATTTTGAAAGATGAAATCGTGAAGATTGCCAAGATTTACGGGGAAGAGTTGGATGATGCGGAGCGGGATCTGGGAGTTGATTATCAGGATATTGTAACAATGCAGATGCGTACAGTGATGGGATTAACGAATTAGTAAGTTATGTGATAAAATGCCCTGAATTTTTCCAAAAGGATTATTTGGGGTATTTGTTTTATAAAGAGACACAAATAATATTTGGTGCTTAAGCATGGTTTGGCGGTGGTATGGTGGTAAAGAAAGAGAATGATATCATGACGAATGAACAACTTGTAGCAAGAATCCAAGTTGGAGAAGATACTGCTGCCAATATGCTGCAGCTATGGGAGCAAAATCAAAGGTTTATTGGTATGATAGCAGTGAAATACTCCGGTTATGCTGAAATGGACGATCTGAAGCAAGAGGGGTATCTTGCATTATGTGAAGCAGTCAGACATTATAACCCGGATCAGGGAGTCCCGTTTATCAATTATGCTGCGTTTTATATCCGGCAAGGAATGCAACGATATATTGAGAACTCCGGGAACTGTATTCGCATACCGGTACATCGGCAGCAGTCAGCCAGAAAATACAAGAAGATTGTGGCAGAATACCAAAAAAGATATGGTGCAAGTCCGTCAGACGCTGAAATCCGCTCGTTAATGGGAATAGGCAGAGAAGAACTTGACAGCATAAAAGAAACTGTTCAAATGAGGCAAATACAAAGCCTGAGTCAACCAATGAAAGATAGCGAAGATGTATTTCTGGAAGATGCAGTTGTATCCGGGGAAGATCTGGAAGAGGAAGTGGCCAGAAAATTTGACCATGAGCGTATGAGCCGGGAGTTGTGGGAAATGGTTGACAATTTGCCCGATCAGCAGAGTGGAGTGATCCGATCCAGATATGTAGATGGGAATACTCTGCGAGAAATAGGAGAACAGCAGGGAGTGAGTATTGAAAGAGTTCGGCAGACCGAAGCGAAAGCGTTACGGGCGTTGCGGATGCCAAAACGCTGCAATGTATTCCGGGGATATTATGAGGTATATTTGAGTGCCGCACCGATTCACCATGTCGGAGTGAGACAGTTTCAAAGAACCTGGGAGAGCGAAGTTGAGCGTGAGGCGTTGCGCTGGGCAGAACGGGAATTAGGAATAAGAGACAGAGACTAAACAGGTGGCGCATAACCACCCGTTTTTTGATACTGAAATGATACTAAAAATATGTGTGAATAGCGAAAAGCACACCTATACATACTAAATACACTGTGTAGAAAATGAATAAAGTATAAAATAA